CCGGTTCGTGAGGCCGAGCGTCAGCGAGGACCGAGCGACACCCCGGCCCGCGGCGAACCGCCCCGCACAGCCCTCCCCTGCCAAGATGGTGTATGCCGCCATGCCTCGCCGGCCCCCCAGGGCCGGGCGTGGGGTATGGCGGCATGCGCTTTCCTTGGCAGGGCCTGCACGTGCTCGAGGCGAGTGCTCCGAGCGCAGGTGTATGCCATCGCTGCGTCACGCGTCTCCCAGGCGCCCGCGTCGCGGAGCGCAGCGACGCGCCAGGCGACGTAGAGACCGGGAGGCACCGTGGCATGCGCCTAAGCTGCGGACGCTCGCGCGCAGCCGCGGCCCGGCTCCGCCGGGACGGGGGCAAGCATGGAGCGGACCGTCACCTGCGCCCTCGGACTATCCCGCTTTTGTGTGAGCACGGCCACGCCTAGCCGATAGGGCGGGTACGGGTGCGGAGACGGTCCACGGCTTGCCTAATTCCGTCCCGGTTTTCTTACGCCCCCGGTATTGCAACGAAAAGTCCGTTATGACGGCATACACGCCTCGACTTTTCCGCGGTATTCCGCGGCCGGTCTCCGGGCTCGTGAGCGGCGGTCGTCATGAGCCTCTCCTTCGCTGTTGTCCAAGATCGACGCGGCGCGGCGGCGGCGGTACGTAGACGGTCCCCGTGCGATCGGTACAGGTTCGATCACCCGGGGCGGCCTCCCCCGCCCCTCCCGCCGCTCCACTGCCGAGCCGGTTCGTAGACGTCCTCGACGCCGTCGCCGATGGTGGTCCAGCCCCGTAGCGGTTCTCAGGGTCTTCCCAGGTTTCTCAGGTTCCTCCCAGGGTTCTCCCTCACGGATGTGAATGCCGTCACTCAAATTAATTTCTCAAAGTGACGTATGATGGCGGGCAAGAGATCTGCGTCACATGTAACTTATCATACACTTGCCGGTACCAAGTGTATGCTGGGCATACGGACTTTTCCTTGGAATGGCGCGGGTGTATGCTAAGTTACATATTAAGTAATAGGCTTACTCCCCCCGTAGGGGGGAGTAAGCCATACATATAGAAGGGTGCTGTGGCCGGGGCCACACTACGTTCCCAGGAAACTCTCAGGTCTCTGCACACCTCCCGGCTTGCGCCTCAGCACGTATGCGCGCATACTTCTACCCATGAGCAACCGCTACTCCCTCAGCCAGACCGACGGGGCCAGGCCCGTCTACCGAGTCATCGACCACTCCCGCGACGACGAGCCGGCACTGCACCCGGCCACCCTGCCCAACGGCTCTCCGCACCCCCTGGCCGGTCGGCCCGTCGGCACCGTCCGCCCTCGCGCCCCCCTCCCCCAGAACCTGGGAGAGGAGCGGCCCCGGACCTGGGCCGAGGTGGGCGGCTACACCGTCGCCGTCATCGAGCGGGTCCCAGTGTGGGCCACCGCCCCCGCTGGGGCCGTCCTGCGCGAGGACCCTCACGCCCTCGATGGGATACCCGACGACATGGTCTACCCGCCCGCCGGCGGCCTGTCGGTCCTCCAGTGGTTCGCGGTCCCGACCTCGTGGGACCACGTTCCGGCCGGGCTCCCCCCGTCCCTAGGGGCCGATGCCGTCCACCCGCACCAGCTCCGCCGCTGGCAGGACCGCTATGCGGCCTCCGCCGCCCGGGCCTCATCGGCCCGCCTCGCCCTGAGGTACCTCGTAGGCCGCCTGTAGGCCATCCTGACGGCCTGGACCTAGCGCCCCGGTACCTGCACCTAGGTACCGGGGCGCTAGGCCGTCTACGTGGCTTACACGTCCTCACCACCTCACCACCTCACCACCTCACCACCTCACCACGCCGGCCCCGTCGCTCACCTGTGAGGTCGTAGGAGCCGCTCTGGCGGCCTGTACACCCTGAGCCGGTATGACGGCCCCGCCTGCCCGTGAAAGTCCGTCAGAAGGGCTCCTGGACCCCTCAGCGAGCACGTAAGAGCCCCGCGCACCTCAAGGTGCGCGGGGCTCAGTCCATCCAGGTGTCCGGAAGTCAGCAGGACGACACGCCCTCCTCGCTGACCCATCCACCGCGGCCGGGGACACGACCGGGCATCTCGACCGGCCTGCCGTCGTCGAGGCCGTCGTGAGCGGGGACGAGGGCGTGGCCGCCCCGCGTCGGCATGATCCCGTTACCGCCCTCCCGCAGGCAGCGGGGCGACTTCGGCGAGTGCTTGCAGATCGGGGAGTCCCAGCCCTTGCCGTACGAGGGCTCCAGCTTCTCCATCTCGTGGATCTCGGCCTGCGTGTGGTGAGGCCTCTGGGGGTGCCGGTACTGGCCGTGCTCGAAGGCGGCCAGGGCTGCGACGAAGGTGGCGAGGATGAGGGCGACGGTGGCGACGATGGCGGTGATGTAGGCGCTGCGGGTGGGGCGGTTCGTGCTCATGGCTCAAGTGTATGCACGCATACGCCCCCGCAGCAAGTCTCTGCGGGGGCGTATCTGGTGGCGTGTGTCACTAAGACCGGGAGAGGATCGCCCCGACCGCCGCGACGGCGTGGCCGATAGTCGGGAACTGGACGGTCTCCTCGCCGTAGGAGAAGGAGACTCCTCCGTCCAGCGGGGCGATCACGGCGCTCTCCCCGTCCGGGAGCCAGATCACGTACACGAGTCCGACCCTCCGCACGCGGCACCGCACGTCGAAGGCCGTGACCCGGTCCTTCACGGATGCCCGGCCGTTGTGGGCTACTGCCTCCATGAGGGCATCGGAGACGACGACAGGGTCCACCCCGTCGTACCCGTACCTCCTCACCGGCATCCCCTCACGGGGCACGAGCCAGAAGTCATCGGTGAACTGAGCGCTGCTGGGTCCGACGGTCACGTACTCGCCGTGGCTCTCTCTGACCGCGTTGAGACGGCTGTAGGGCCACTGGCGATCGATCTGTGCGGCTACCTGCTCGACCATGCCTGTCTTGGTGCTCATTGGTATCTCCTAGGGGTGGTGGTGGTGGTGGTAGTGTTCTAGAACACTCTGGCCTGGTACAGGGTCTCCCTGACCGTGGAGGCGTACCGGCCGTGCACCGTCAGCGCCCCGCTGTCCGGGTCGAGGCCGATGACGGCCTCCGTGCACGTCCCCCACGGGCAGGGCTCGAGCAGGGCCAGCTCCCCCTCACCGACCTCGACCACGTATCCGGCGTCCTCCAGCGCGTCCAGGGCCCGGCACAGGCGCTCTCCGCCCAGATCCAGGCGGATTACCAGAGGGAGGACGTAGGTGATAGAGGGGCGCTCCTCGGGGCCCTGGGAGAAGTCCATGCGGAGCGGGCCGACGGCGGTGACGGGCAGGCCGTCCGTGTCCTCCCGGACGAGGCAGATCGAGTAGCGCTCTATCAGGCCCTCCTCCGTCAGGGCGGCCGTCAGCTCGATGGCCCCGTCCCGACCGTCGCGGACGGTGACCGACTTGGCGCCGTAACGGGCGAAGTCGGGCAGCGGCTCCGGTAGGCGGCACTCGGAGCCGAGGGCGTCCCGGAGGACGCGCAGGAGCTCCTCGGCAAGCTCTTCCTTGTTGCTCATGTCACTTTCCTTTTGTGAGTGGATTGGCTGTCTGGGTACAAGATAAGGCTAGCGCCGCCCCTAAGGGCGGCGCCAGTTCCCCTATCCCAACATTTCTATGATCTCAGTCACTCACCTCACTCTCCGTCAGCTGGGCAATTCTCCGGTCAAGGTACTGGCGGGCCTTGCGCAGGTCCTCCAGACGCTTCCCCTCGCCGCCTTTGCGCCCCTGTCGCAGCAGGTACTTGCCGCAGTTCCACAGCAGCGGGTCGGAGGGGAAGGCCGCGTCGAGCACGTCCCACGACTCGACGTTGGCGGCGTCGCTCAGGCCGAGCGCGGCGAGAGACTGGCCCAGCCAGGTGTAGTGATCTGGGGACTCGACGGCCTCGCCGCTAGCATCGGCCTTGTATGAAGCGGGTACGGCCGGCGGCTCGTACCCCTCCCAAATTTCCAGGTAGCGACGGCTGGGCGTACCCCATTCAGGGACCCCCTTCTCGCGGTAGAGAGGCTCCAGGCTCTCCGGCACGTACAGCGTCAGGTCACCATAGCCGTGGGGGTTCTGGGACGGGTCATCCAGGTCCTCCGGAGGTGTGGGAGAGGACCAGTAGAGCCTTCGTGACCTGGCCGGCGTGTCTGGCACCTGATCCAGGGCCTCGACGTAGCCGTCCGGGAGCGTGAGACGGACGTTCGGGGTGAGGCCGTCGCGGACCTCCAGCCAGGCGCCATCTCCTAGATAGAGTTCGACGTTTGAGTCTGGATTAAGAGTGCCAGACGTGCTCACGATGAAGGAGCCGTCCTCCAGGATAATTGAGCCCCCTCCCTCGACTGAGGTCTTCCAGTGCGCAATGTCTAGGGATTTTTGATCTCGGGCGATTCGGGTGAAGGTCGCGTATCTGCTCACGGGATGTCCTTTCGGGTGGGGTGGATGCAAAAGCGGTTCAGTAGGCGGCCCCTGCGTTCGCGGATGCGCTCTCCGAGCGCGAAGATCGGCAGGCCGATGGCCAGGGCCGCGGCGGTAGCGGTAAGTGAGACGATCATGCGGACACCCTGTCCCGGCCGCTCATCCAGGCCGTCACGGCCTCTAAGGCGGAGGCGCCGAACGTGGCGGGGATCGTCATTCCGTTCGGGTAGACGCTCCAGCAGCGCTGTCCGCAGCGCTTGAGCTGGGCGACGGCCTGCCCGTTCTCGTAGACGAGGCACGTGGAGGCCTCGTGCAAGTTCTCCGCGTCCAGCGGCTTGATTCGCGCCTGAGGGTGCTGGAAGACGCGGGTCCAGGTGGTTTTGTTCGGTGAGGTCTTGGTGTTCATGGCTCCTCGCTAGGTGGTAAGTGTTGCGGGCTTGCCCTAATCGTATGCCGTCATACGTCCCAGGGCAAGCCCGCAGCGGTCAGAACAGTGTGTTCTGCGTCTCCCCGTCGTCGAAACGCGGGGGCTTGCGCTTCCACTGGCCGAGCACGCGGTCCACGGTCTGGCGGGTCATTCCGGAAACCTCACTCAGGACCGACTTCGACACGCCTCGCGAGTAGGCGGCCAAGACCTCCTGCTGGAGGGCTGCGCGGGCCAGCTTCGCGTCTCGGCGGGCCTTGCGGTCGAGGCGGGCGGCCTCCTCCAGCGGGTCTCCTAGAACGGGCTCCGGCTCCCGGTCTTCAGTAGGGGAGGTCGGTAGCTGCTGCTCCAGGGCGTGGGCGTGCTCCTGAGAATCCTCCAGGACCTTGGCCTGCTGGACGGTCAGCGAGAGCAGCTTGCGAAGGTCCTCGGCCATCGAGCGCTCTGCGTCGATCCCGAAAGATCCTCGGTAGCCCTTGCCGCTGACCCAGCCTTCCAGGAGCCTGGGCAGGTCTGCAACGTCGTTGATGGATGTCATAGGTGTCTCCTATAGGGACTCGGTAAGTAGGGACTGCTCCGGGGACTTCTCAGGGGACTCGGCCTGTAGGCGGGCAATCGTCCCCTTCAGGGAAGTAACCTGCTTCTCAAGGAACTGGATGTGATTGAGAAGGATATAGATACCTCGGATAGATTGGTCGAAGTACCCCGCCTCCAGGTAGTCCTCCAGCTTGCTGGCGATCTCGTGCGAAGTTCCCATCTCTCACTCTCTCACTCTCTCACTCTCCCACCCTCTCACTCTCTCTCCCGTCATCTAGGTAGCGGGTAGCCCACGCCAGAGCGAGGGCGATGACCTGGATCACCTCAGACTTCAGGTCCGAGTTGTGTCCGGTCTCCGCGTCGTTGTCGTAGGTCAGGCAGGCCGCGACCTCTCCGATCTCCTCCACGAGGGCGAACAGGCGGGTCTCGTCGGTGTGGCCGTCACACTCCAGCGTCATTCCGGGGTGCTTCTTAGCGGCTCGGATGTACTCCTCCCGCGCGAGAGTGAGGACGTCGGTCTCCTCGGGCAGGAGGTTCGACGCCGCGCGGGCGATCTTCCACAGCCACTCCCGGGCCATCTCATGGCTGGCGATGGGGGAGTATGTCAGCAAGGCCGCATAGTGCAGCATCCATGCGACCTCCCCTCCGGGGGACGGATTCTCCGGAGGGAGGGTCCAGCCGTGGAACTTCTTGAACCCATCCGCCCATACCTCGACCATGCGGGTACAGGTAGGCGCCCCCTCCGGGACGGGGACCGCGGCGCGCTCCAGGACTCGGACCATCTCGTAAGCCTCGCCATTGCGGTAGGTCAACAAATAGGCGTCCTGGAGAGCCCTCTTCAGCTCCTCAACACGCCTCTGGGATGCCCGGTACAGGGCGTCCGGGCAGTTGTTATGTGGTGACTCCACTGCGTCTCCTTACGTAGTTTGGGTGGACGTATGAAATCATACGTCCACCCCTCAGGAGATGCAAGCTGTCAGAGCCGGGGAATCGTGCCCGCCAGTGAGAGACCGCTCACAGCGCGGCGGATTGTCCCCCTCGGCACGAACAGGGACGCCTGGCCAGCGTCCCTTAGACCGAGCAGGCCCATGCTCAGGGCGTCCACCTGGTCGTCGTGCCTGCCCGAGGGGAATGCCCGCATCTCAGAGATGAGCTCGTTCACCCAGCCGTTGCCTGGGTCCGACGGGTGCGGCAGGTAGACGTTGCCGGACTCGATCTCCGGCGTCACGGCACGGGCCCGCACCTCCTTGGACGAGCGCGGCTTGATCGGCTTGATGCCTGCGACCTTCTTGCGCAGCACGTCGATGGCGGCCGTACCATTGGCCGCGTCCTCTACGAGCCGCTGGTGGACGAACGAGCCGCCGGGGGACGCCTTGTCGTCCAGGTCGCCGGCGTTGCACCAGCGCAGCATCTTCTCCAGCGTCTGCGTGAACGACCACTGCCCGCGCTGCTGAGCGATCAGGAACCGGTCGGGACCCTGCCTGCACCAGCGCTGGCCGACGGCGTAGTCCGACGTCGAGGAGCCCTTGAAGGTGAGGTCCCACGAGTCGAGCCACTGCCCTCGCTCCAGGCGCTCGCGCGGCCGGAGGATCACGGAGTCGTCCCCGTCCTTGACCTTGGACGGGTCGGTCGTCCAGAACCTCAGCCAGCCCAGGTTGAAGATCGAGCCGTCGGCCGGCGTCGGGTGCTGCTGGTAGAGCGCCTCCCACATGTACGACCCGACGGAGCGCTTCAGGGAGTCCCAGCGCTCGAGCGCCTCCTCGCGAGTCTCCTCCACGAGGGGGCTGTAGAGCGGGTCGCCCGGCTCGCGGCCCAGGGGGTCGTCCTCCTCGGCGATAGCGGGGAAGATCACGTTCTCCCACTTGTCGGCGTCGGGGTTCTTGGCCGGGTTCAGCAGGCGGCCGATGAAGTCGTCCTCGTGCCAGCGGGTGGCGATGGCGATGCATAGGAACGGGGGCTCCAGGCGGGTGACGGCGTTGGCCTGCCACCAATCCCAGATGGCCTCCCGCTTCGCCTCGCTGTGCGCGTCGGCGAAGTCCTTCACGACGTCGTCCATGAGCATGACCTTGAAGCCGAGACCGGTGATCGACTGGCCTGGGGCCGAGCGGGAAACGATGCCGCCGCCCCTAGTCGTCTGCCACTCGCTCACGGCGCCCGCGTCGCCGGCGATCTTCAGGCCCCACTTGTCGCCGTCCTCCTCGACGAAGCGGCGGACCTGGCGGCCCCAGGCCGTGGCCAGCTGAGGCGAGTGGGAGATCAGGCCGATCTTCCAGTCTGGGTGCTGGCGCAGCAGCCAGATCGGCAGGTTGATCGAGGTCAGCGTGGACTTACCCATACGGGGAGGCATGGAGATAGTCATGTACCGGTTCTCCCCGTTCTCGACGGCGCGCACGGCCTCGGCCAGCCGGTCGGAGAGGTACTGGATGTGGGGGCGCCCCGCGTAGGCCTCATCGAGCTGCTGAGCGCTCTCCAGCGGGTCGGCAGCCTGTCTGTAGGTCGGATCGTGCGGGTATGGCGCTCCGGCGTGGGGCTTGCCGTCGCACGAGGGGCGGTCGCACTTCGGCTGGTTCTCCAGCCACGCCTGCCGCTTGATGAGGGCCTCAAGCTCCTCCTCCAGCTGGGCCGGCGTCATCTCCCAGGGCTCCAGCGGCTTCTTCACCTTAGACATAAGCATCTCCTATCGCTGAGGTGGAATCTCATATGGATACAGAATACCGCCACCCCTCATCCCAAGGGTGGCGGTATCTCTGCCCCAGTGTCCCAGGTCAACTCTACTGCTCTGCGTCGATCACCTCAACTTCAGCGGGGCCTACGTCGATGAGGCCCTGCTCACGCTTCCGGCGCTCGACCTCGGCGACAAGCTGCTCGATTCTCGACGTCGTGGCCGACGCCGTCATCTCGGCCAGATTAGAGGAGACCTCGACCTGAATCTTGGCCGAGTCGGCCCCGGCGCCGGCGGCCTCCCGCTCGATGCGAGCCGCGACGTCCATCATCTGGACGATGCCGTTGGCGCTCATCCGCGAGATCCGGTCCTCGGTGAGGCTGTCGAGCCACATCTCGGCCTTCTCCAGGGCCTTGCGGCCGAGGGCCCGATGACGGTCCCCCATGGCTATCCGGTAGCGGACGAGCTCGTTCGCCTCGTTCTCGGCCATGTGCTTGTCCCAGGCCTCGACCCGCTCCTTCCACGACCACCGGGCCGAATAGGAGTTGCCGTTGGGCGCGTCCCTCACCCGCCGTCTCTCCATGTCACGGTACGTCTTGAACGAGGCGTAGGCGGCCTCGGTCTCGCCGTCCTGCCGCTTCCATATCGGGCGGGTGTAGTCCAGCGGGGCCGGCTTGCGGGGTGCCGGGGGCTTCGCGGTAGTCACAGCCCCTCCAACTTTGAGGTCCAGCCCTGCGCCGGGGCCATGGCCCTGTTGACGAGGCCACGGGCGAGGTCCTGGGCGAAGGCCTCGGAGAACTCCGCGCTCCACCCCTGATCCCGGACCATCTGCGTGCGGATTCCCGCACAGGTGGCCGTGATGGAGAGGACCGTCTCCCCCGCGATCATGAGGGCGTCTCCGGTATCCGCGGCCGTGCTGTCCGGCTGCTCGGGGATGTCGTCAATCACGGCACTGGCTGCTGAGCTCATTGAGTAAGTCCTCCTTCTCCTGCTTCTTCATCTGGTCAACCATGATTCGGTAGATGCGGGCCACGGTTTTCGCGTGCCAGCACGACGCGTAGCGGGCGTGTTGGCCGTGCTTGCAAGTGCACGTGAACCGCGGGTAGCCGTGGTCCGACTTCAGGACCACGTGGTGGAAGCGCTTGCCGTCTCGCCCCTTAACCTCCCCGGTGTTCCGGGCCGAGTAGGAGCGGACCCACCAGACGCGAGGATTCACCTCATCCTGGTAGACGGCCCCAGTCCTCCAGGTCTCTCGGGCCGACGTCAGCTGAGCCGGAGTCATCTTCTCCCACTCCAGCTGACGCACGAAGTCGAACTCAGTCGCCGTCAGCCTAGCCCTCGCCACTGAGATCACCGCCTGCCCCGACGACCGGGTACATGCTCGACAGAGTCGAGCCGGTCAGCGCCTCACGAACGGCCCACTCCGCCTCATCGGCGTCCAGGACCGTGCAGGCGGCACCGCCCGCGGCGCGAACGCGGCGAATCTGGCGGACCTGCTCGACCGACGTACGGGCCAGGGCGTGGGACCTGGACTCGCCGGGCTTCTGGTGCTTGACCTCCAGGAAGATCAGGCGCCCCTCGATGCAGACGAGCAGGTCGGGGATTCCGGCCTCCATGTAGACCGAGCCGTGCATCTTCCAGGTGACAGAGTTCGGCCAGACCTGGGCGATGCGGCGCCGAATGGCGTCCACTACGGCGCTCTCCTTGCTAGCCATGTCACTCCTTTCTGTCTAAGGGGACGGCCCCGCCGGAGCGGGGCCGTCTCAGCGTATGGACTCAGAGGTCCAGGTCGTCGATGTCCAGGGCGTCCACGTCGAGCTCGACGGCGTCCTCCTCGACCGGGGCCGGCTTGGCCGGCTCAGCGGCGGGGGCGGGCGAGGCGATCTCGTCCTCGTCGGCCATCGGATCGGCCGAGGCTGGCTTGGACTCCGCGGGCTTCGTGGCCCGAAGGTACTCGCGCACCTCGCTCCTCACGCGGCCGTTGTAGGGCTCGCCATCCTCCACGACGATGTCGACCGGGCGGCCGATGAGGCTGCGGGGGTTCAGGGCGATCTTCTTCTTGGCGATCTTGACGCCGAGGGCCTGGAGGAAGGCGGCAGAGCGGAACATGGCCTTCTCCGTCTGGGGGAGGCGGTCGATGATCTGCTGGCCGGCGTGAGGGCCCTCGGTGATCTCGAGGTAGACGACGAACATCGCGTTGCCGGCCTTGGAGGTCGTCTCCTCGAAGTCAGAGACCTCGGCGTGGTAGGTGCCGGGGGCGACGTGCGCGGTGGAGGTGTCCTTGTAGTTGGTGAAGTCGAAGGTCAGAGCCATGATGATTTCTCCTGTGAGGTTGGGTTACTGGGTGATCAGTTGTCGGCCTTGGCCGACTTGTCGGCGGCGGGCTTGCGCTCCGGGACTCCGCCTACTCCGAGGAAGCGGGAGAGCTTCTCCAGAGTCACGGGGTGGTCGCGTCCAAGGACGGACGGGACCTTCCCGCGGAGGTTGTAGGGGATACGGGCCTTGGTCCCGTACTCCGGGTCGGTGCCGAAGCGCACGATGTGCTTCAGCTGGGGGCCGTCGTCGCGGCCGGTGTTGTCTAGGTCCTCCTCGACGTCGGCGTAGATGATGTAGTTGGGCGTGGCTCGGATGATCGACTGGGCGCCGCGCTGGACGTCCGGTGATCGGCGCACGCCGCCGTTGATCTCGTCCTCGACCATCTTGACCTGAGCCGTCATGACGACGTGCATCGGCTCGGGACGGTTGCCGTCGGCGAGGCCGTACCAGAACACAGCCGTGTCGGTCATGATGTCGAGCGCCTGTCCCCAAGTGCGCTGATCGGCGGGGGCGGTGCCCTGCTTGATCTCACGCACCGCGGTCTCCGAGAAGCCGGTGAGGTATCGCATCGTCATTTTCTGGAGGGCCGTGAGGCTGTCGAGGATGACGGCCTTGTATCCGTGCCCGCCCTTGTCCAGGCTCCAGAAGATATCGTCCAGAGCGGTGACGCTCTCGGGACGGACCACGTCGATGTTCTTGGCGTATGGGGCGTTCTTGAAGGACTGGGTGCCCTTCTCGCCCGGCAGGTCGATGAACAGGGTCTTGCCCATCGTGGCTACCGTTGAGGCGAGGGACGACTTGCCGGCCCCCTGGGCTCCGAGGATCAGCCACCGACCGTAGTCGGCTGCCTCCTCGTTCACGTCAACAATGTTGACGCCGGCGAAACTGGCCATTGAATTTCCTTCCGCTGTTTGGGTGGTGGCTTAACTGTAGATGTATGACGGAGGGCATTGCAAGCCCGGAGGGCTACCTTCCGTTGTGAGACGGGTCACGGTATCGTAGGCCGTACTCCTCAGGCGCGTACTCCCCGCCTGGCCCGCCGACCATCTGAGCTCGGCACAGGTCGGCGAACTCGCAGAACTGGCACGCCGCCTTCCCGAAGTTGCGGGGAGCCTCGCCCCGGCGGTCTGCGCGCACCCTCGTCCGGGAGATGTCCGAGCAGGTGTCGGCCGCAGCCTGGAGGTGGGAGCGTACGAGATACGGGCTGACCGGGGTCAGGTGACGGGCGAACCACTGGCTGACGACCTGGGGCGAGGTCAGGCGCTCTATCTCGGCCTCCTCGGCCGTGTAGGTGCCCGCGGCGCTGCCGTCCTTCTTCATCCCCTCGAAGGGGACTCCGTCGGCGCACCACTCTAGGTAGGTGCGCAGATCGTAGTCCTTGACCGACGAGGAGAGCTTGCCGGCCTTCGTGATCTTGGGCGTCTTCGGGGCCTTGGACCTGACGCGGTCGAAGGCGACGGCTCGCGGAGAGGGCAGGCCCCACTCCGAGCAGTCCGGGGCCAGGCCCCATGCGTATAGCTGGACCTGGCTGTCCATCATCTCGTCCAGACTCGTGACCTGCCCAAGTGTGCCGGAGGTCTTGCAGTCCCGCACCACGACAATGCCGCGCTTACGGTCCTGGTAGACCTCGTCCGCGTAGCCCCAGAGCGTGACCCCGGTGCCAGGAATCTCTCGCTCCCAGCGCTGCTCGACGGCTAGGACGGACTCGTTCTCGGACTCCTCCTCCCAGCGGGCGCGCCACTCCGCGTAGACGTGGGAGAGGCGCTGCGGGAGAGGCTGCCCGAGCCAGTCGAGCCAGACCTCCCGAGCGTCCTCACCTAGCCGGTCCCAGTACTCGACGGCGGCCGCCATGACGTCCGAGGGGGAGGCGTCCCACGGGAAGGTGGGGCCGGTGTCGGTGGTCTGGATCTCCTCGGGATGGGCCTTGAGGGTGCCCTCGACCTGTCCCTTGTTGATCCGGTCCAGGGCCCGCACGGCGTGGAACCACGACCCGAAATCGAGGGCGGGGGTGACCTCGGACCGGGAGCGGCGAAGACCATCCAGGTAGCGGTACTTCCACGCCTGAGGGCAGCGGCGGTGGAGGGTGAGTGATGAGTAGGTGGCCTTCTCGGCCGTGATTACGTCCTCCTCGGGACGCTGGGAGGGGCTCATGATTGCTACTTCCTATCGGCGTAGATGTGATTCATAAGGGACTTCTCTAGGTCCGTTCGGTCCTGGTAGGCCTGGAAGACTAGGTCGTCCACGGTGTTCGGTGCAAGCGCGTACCAGAACGTGGTTGAGCTTTTCTGGCCGAGGCGGTTGAGACGGTCGCGGGCCTGCACGATGTCGTCGCGCTGCCACGGCAGGGATGCGAAGATCGCGTTCCTGGCCGTCACCAGCTCGTTAACAGCGACCGAGAGAGTCTTGATCTGAGCGACGATGACGAGGCGGGCCGGGTCGTCGGAACCGAAGCGCTGGCGCATCTTCAACCGGTCCTCCGGCTTAGTGGAGCCGTCGATCCTCAGGACCGTGGTCCGCTTGTCGGCGATCTCCTCCTCCAGCGCGGCGAGCTCGTGGGTGAAGGTGCCGAACACGACGAGGCGTTTCTCGTCCTCGAGCGTATCGTGGATGAGGGAGGCGATGGTCTTCGCCTTCGACCGGCCGATCTCGCGGACCTCTCCCCCGTCGTCGGGCAGGTGACCGGCCGTAATCTGGCGCAGGCGCGTCATGCGGACCAGACGGCTAGCCGCCGTGGCGGCGTCCCCTCCGGAGGCGTCCTCGCGGATGTCGTCCTCCTCACGGAACTCGACCTGGAGCTTGGTCCGCATGTCCTCGTAAGCCTTCAGCTCCTTCGGGCTCAGGGCGACTGGGAGGACCGTATCGACGGCGTCGGGCAGGTCCAGGCACTCCTCCTTGATGGCGACAGACGAGCGCTCGCCCATGATCTCCTCCAAGCGGTCCAGGTTCTTGAAGCCGACGACCTCGTGCCCCAGGTACCCGCCCATCTCGGCGTAGTCCTCCTTGAAGGCCTTGAACGTCGCCGGCTTCCTCTCCCCGTTGGGCTGGACCCTCCCGAAGGCCCGGGGGTCGAGGAACCTCCACTGGCCGTATACATCGAGCGGTGAGTGAGGGATGACCGTCCCGGTCAGGCCGATGCGGCGCTCGACCCGCGAACCGATCCGTCCCGCTAGTCGAGACGCGTTGGAGGAGACCGACTTGATCTTGTGCATCTCATCGATCACGACGAGGTCCGGGTCGAAGTCGGTAACGGCGCTGAGCACGACGTCGGCCATCGTCTTGGACCCGACCTGTCGGCGCTGCGAGAGCGTGTCCAGGTTGATCGCCTCAATTACTAGGCGGGGCTTGGAGTCCCCGAGGACGCCCGGGCCGGCCTTGGCCGCCATCTTCCTGTCTAGATCGACGCCGTCTCGCCTGGCGGCCAGCGCCCAGGAGCGGTTCGCGTGGAGGGAGCGGACGTCGTCTCCCGCCCCCCGGCCCCTACCTCCGGTCGGCTTGGCGATCTCCTTCCCGCCCCTCGAGCGGAGAGCCTCGACGCGCTGCATGACCGAGCCGCCGAGGGCCTCGGCCCACACGTTGACCTGCGGGCTGACCCACTTCGGGGCCTGAAGCGCCCACTGGTCGACGGCGGCGAGGGGGCCGATCACGAGGACGCGGGCCTCCTGGCGCGGCGAGGCCAGCGCGAGCAGTGAGCAGTAGTCCAGCGTGACCGCCGTCTTCCCGGTGCCGGGCTCCATGAGGAGAGCTCCGACGCCGTTGCAGGCGATGAGCTTGGCCAGTCCCCTCTTCTGGTGAGCGAAGCGCGGGGGGCCTCCGAACTCGAACTTAGCCATCGCTACCCTCCAGCCTTTCCAGCAGGTCGGCCACGTCCACGGGAACCCAGTCAAGGATCAGGTAACTTCCTGGGAAGAGGTGCCCGCTGAGCGGGGCCCCGGGCTGCCTATTCCGATCGACCGGAGCGTAGTAAGGCTCCCCGTCCGGACCGTACCGGCGGGAGAAGATTCCGTATACCTTCTCTTCCAACCCTACCCAGGCCCCTAGGCGGCGGCAACGCGCGTCCTTTACGTAGATGAGATCGCAATCAGGCCACAGGACGTCCAGCATGGCCCCGTCCTGGAACTGAATGCCCGAGGCGTCGGAAGTCGTGACCACGAGGTCGTCCTCGTCTCCGACTAGGACCGCGGTCTCGGGATTAATGGAGTCGGACGGGCCGGAGATCTCCAGCTCAAGGGCCCCCGTCTCTCCGAGCTCTCCAACCACCCTCCACCAGTAGGAGGCGTGCAGGACGTAGTCCTCGTCAGGAATGACGTCCTCCAGGCGCTTCAAGACGATGCGCTCGCTAAGAGCCTCGATCAGTTCGTCGTCGGTCTCGTATCCGTAGTGGGTGCTCATCGGGTCTCCCCTAGGAGCAGGGCCGCGGCCTTCTCGGCCTCGGCGAGGATTCGTTCCTGGCGCAGGTCATCGGGAAGTCCCCGCAAGATCTTTCGCCGGTCGTAGATGTCGGTCAGGTATCGGACGTACTCGCCCACGAGCTCGGCCCTGGTCAGGCTGTGCCCGACCCGCCGTCCGGGGACGTAGGCGATGGGCTTCTTTCCCTTGACGGCGAGGATGTCGATGTCCTTGACGTCACCTCCCGGGAACGCCCTCACGCGACGCATGATCTCCTCGGCGCTCACTATTCCGTTGCGGCTCACTTCTCCCTCTTCCTATAGGTCTTGATGATGGATGTGATAGCTCTCAGAAGAGTCCTCACAGGACCGCCCCCTCCGGGATCGAGACGAAGGCTCCCTCGCGGATCGAGAGGGTCAGAGAGCGGCCGTCCCGGATCCCGGCGCGGTTCGACTTGATCCCGTAGCGGATGATCTGCGAGAACTCGAAGAGCATCCACAAGGCCCACAGGGCCTCGAGGAGAGCCTCCGCAGGTCCCACGGACCGTAGAAGCATGAAGACGGCCGTCACTCCTAGCGCCCAGTAGGCGTGATTCAGTGCTCGGTTGGCATAGACGGCGTTGGGAGCGGTCACGTCGTATGGCCCGTACTCGGTGCTCATGGATTTTCCTTATGGGTGGTGCGTATTTATAGGTCTAGGTGATGGATCAGGCGGCGGAGCCACAGTCGCAGTACTGCTCAGGCTTCTCGCAGGAAGGGCAGTACCGGTCACCGGTCCACGGGTCCTCGAGGACACCGGTCAGGCTGTACTCCCGGTAGGCGCGGGCGAGAGCCTTCTCGTCGGTCACGTACATCTCGTTGCGGTACGCCTCCCACTGTGCCCAGCGCTTCCGCTGCGCTCGCATGGAGCCTTTGCGTGCCATTTCAGTTCTCCTTTCCGCCGAAGCGGTCGTTCCTTTGATGGCTCAAGACTATGCAGCGCGTATGCCTGGATGCAATACCCTGTAAAGGTCTACCCCAGTGACTTGCGTCACTGGGGTAGTTTCCGTTGAAATTGGGCCAATTCGAGGCTTAGTCGCCCCGGTAGTGGGCTCGGATGGCGGGGACGGTTCTGAGCTCCCCGCCGACGTAGACATTTGCCGAGGTCTGCCAAAGATGCCATCCTCTCTCCGACATCATGGCGAACGCGTCGAATATCTCCTCGAAGCGCTTCAGACCGAAAGATGCTATGACGGCGTCCTCGACGTCGTACTGCCGAAGCAGCGTCTCGATCGCCCGCCAGTCCTTCAGTCCCCGTACACGGTATCCGTAGTCGAACAGGGGCCGGTTCCAGCCCATCTCCCGAGCCCTCTCGAACGCCTCCTCAGGCGTAAGGAGAGGCAGCTTGTCGAAGTCACGCACCGGTTTCCTCCTTCTCCTTGCCGTCCAGGTCCCGCTCCTCGGGACCGTCCTCGCCTACTGCAATCAGGGTGTACTGGAAGCTTCCACGTCCTCCCTCGACCATGATCCACCCTCTGGACGCCAGCCGATCTAGGGCGCTCTTGGTTCGGCTTCGAGGAATGTCGGCGTCCACCCTGTCGTACAGGTCTCGGGAGCTCAGCTTCACGCCGATCTCTCCGCCGAAGGCCCCGATGACCGTGTCCTCGTCGTCCTGCCGCTGGGCGATCTTCTCCATCATCTTGGACATGTCGGTGAAGTCGAGCTCCACACGCCGCTCGACGTCGTTCACGTCCTCACCGTCGGCGTTCAGAGTGCCGCCTCCTCCGGAGGGAGTACGTCGCGGAGGAGTGATGACAAGGGACGAGCGGCCCTCTGTACGGCTGTCGAGCGTAACCACTCCAGCCACCTGAGCCTTGCCCCGGCCTCCCGTCTTCTGGGAGTGGGCACGGACCTGGCCGGGCCGGTCCTTCAGGACGACCAGCTCCATCTCACCGACGTCGCCGGGCATGGGCTGCTTGATCGGCCACACCTGAAGCAGGGTGCCCTGCACCATGGCGACCTTGTGCTGCGAGCCGATAGGCATAGAGCCCTTCTCAGCGCTCTTGGCCTGGTGGTCGATGATGATGACGGTCGAGCGGCCGTTGCGGGTGAGGCGCTTCAGCCACGACGTGATGACGTCCGTCGAGACGGCGTCGTTCGCGTCCAGTCCGTGCAGGCCGTAGAGAGCGGTCATACCGTCGGCCACGATGATGTCCGGGTCGAGGGCCTGAAGGGCCATGTCGAACTGATCCTGGGCGAACTCTCCGGACTTGGTCGGCTGGTCCTTGCCCCACTTGTTGCGCTGCATGTCAGCCAGCGGGCCCTCGGGGCGGATGTAGGAAAACTGGGCACGCAGGTCGTCGTCCACGGCGCCGAGCAGTCGTAGACGGTTGAGAGTCTGGACCGGCTCGTCCTCGAAGTCGAGGTAGAGCGCCCGGCCGCCGGCCTCGATCTCCTGGAGGCAGATCGCCATCGCGATCCAGGACTTGGCCGACTCCGAGGAGCCGAAGAGCATGTTCACGCGTCCTCGGTACATCAGGCAGGCGCCATCGTTGCGACGGCAAACCTCCGGGTCCGGAACAGTGAGCTTACCGGTCAGGTAGGGCTCCAGATCGACGGGGCTCCAGGACGAGGGGCGGGCGTCCAGCGGGTCGCGGTTCTCGTCCTCCTCGATCTCCTCAACGGGGATCTCGTCTGACCCCGTATCCCCCTCACCAGGCTCGGCTCCGACGGCCGGGCCGAGATCGCCGAGGGACCGGGGCTCCGTGGAGTCCTCGGCCTCGACGAACGTCGGCGCCGGCGCCGAGTCGTCCAGCTCGATCTTCAGGCCGTCCCACTGACGCGCCCACGGCGGCTGCCAGCCCGGAACGTCTCCGGCCACGTCCGGCACGAAGCCGGCCACGGCCTCGGCGTCGCGCACCAGGCGCTCGACGATCTGCACGCTCTCCTCCCCGATGTACTCGGCCAGGCGGGTGAAGCCAGTGGCCTCCCCTCCCTCACGGAGGCGGCGCTTGGTGGTGTAGATCGCCTCGCGCTCCCGCTGCTCGGCGCCGTCCTCGTCGTGGGTGGCGAGGGCCAGGGTGCGGATGACGAGGCCGGCGTTGCGCTCCCAGAACGGGTGCACGGTCTGCGAGTCCCCGTAGCGAAGCAGGCCTCCGGCGAGGGCGACATAGGCGTCGTGGCGCTGGCCGGGGCCCGGCCAGGAGTCCAGCAGGACGGCGCACAGGCCGAGGAGGATGACCTGGGCCAGCAGCTCAGTTCCGTCGACGAGGGCGGGACCCTCGTCACCACCCCAGGGCTCGCCCTCCCACTCGTAGGTCTCAGCCGTAGCCGGGTGGATCGAGGGCGGCACGATGGTCTGAGCGCCGTTACCTCGGATCTCGACCGAGACTCCCGAGCCTCGCCCCGATGCGTCGGGGATGCGCAGACGCCGGGTCGCCGGCAGAGTGCCCGGCTTGGCGCGGTACCAGTAGTGCGACTTGCGCGACGTCTCGCGGCCGTGGATCGCTGCCGTGTGGGGCAGCAGGTACGACTTCAGGCGCGAGGCCGCCGGGTGGTCGAGGTCGACGTCGATCAGGTCCCCGGACGCCTCACCGAGGAGTACGCCGAGGTTGGTGGAGCCGCCGGCCGTGTACTCCTCGAAGGCGGCCCGTACGGCGTCCTCGCCCTCTCCGGTGTCGGTCGTCGGGTCAGGCCAGCGCAGGCGGGTCCAGCCGGCCATCGTCGGGCTCTTGGAGTGGCGGGGGATGGGCAGGGGCGTCAGACCCCTGCGGTACGCGGCGAGGGCGGCCTCAACGACGGCCGCGTTGTGCTTCTCAGTTGTGCTCATGGGTCCTGAATAGGTTGCTAGGAGTGGATGGGGTGGGTAGATGCCCTGAAACCGGTGACCGGTAGTCAGCCGGTCACCGGTTCGAGGGGTTGTCGGGGTTGGAGAAGGTGGTCCGATGAGGGGTCACCTTGATTCCTGAAGGGTGTGGAGCGAGATCGAGCTCGCGGTTCCCGTACGCCTCCATGAGGCGCGCTAGGACGATCCTGGGCTTAAGGCCCTGGCGCTCTGCCCGGCGCACGACTCTCTCCCAGGTAGCCTCCCTCATCGTGAAACTGACCGACTTGCGGGGGCTGGAAGGGTTGCCCGGCTTCCGGCCGAAGTCGATCGATGTGGGGGCATCCAACGGTGCGAACCGCTGGTCGAGGTCTGGGCGGTCGTCCACGTAGGGAACGAGCTTGTCCTTGCTGGGGCGGGGCATGTCTATCTCCTTGGTCGGGTGTATGCCCCGCATACACTACCCGAAGGATGGTGGAACATCAAATGCTCGGTGGCCGGCTTGCCGGCAGCGTTGCCGCGTCCCGCGGCGGGCTGTCCATTCATTACGAAGGCTCATGAGACGTTGACTAGACGTCTGGGCGAATCCGTTGTCTCAGTTTCCCGCTTGCCCCTCCGTCCGGCTTACCACAGTCCGAACGGCCTCGTAGAGGCGGTTCCCATCGCTCGAGGGCTTGCCGGGTCGCGTCCTCCTCCGGGTCGGGCAGTGGTAGTACCGTCCCCGAAGGGCTCCGTTTGCGGGCCTCTTCTCGAGGGTGCTTTCAGCGAGGTAGCCCTTACGAGCCGCTTCCTCCTCGCGTACCGGGACACTGTCAACCCCCTAGGCCCCGCTTCGCCTACCGAAGCGCTCCGTCAGCCCGTCACCTATCCGTGCGGGGGTACCGAAGGTCTTCGGGTCACTCAACCCGGGTCCTCTCATACTTCGGGACTCTTTCGAGACTCTTCAGAGACTCCTGCCCGTCTCCCCTCCCCGACTACGAGCCAGGTGTGCGAGGGGCTACGGAGGTCCATTCCGTCACCCAATTCATGAGCGGTTGGTTCAGTTGTCCGGGCCCTGCTCGACCTTGTAGTGAGTTCCAGCTTGTCGTAGCGACCCTCGGGCTGATCTTGTTCCCGCGGCGGCGCCGTCCGCTCAGGCCCCCACGTGCTTGCAGAGCCTCCCAGCTGACTGGGTATCTCATCGCCTCGGGTTAGTTCCTCAGGACGGGCCGGGAGCCCGCCGCTGGTTTGCGGCGGCCGGTCCGGGGAGTTTCGCTCCCTCGGCGGTGATGACTCTATTGAACCCCATCCGAGAGGCGGATGCAAATCGACGCGGGCATTTCTGTGGTGAGTGTCGTCACATTCTCCGGCGGGGCGGCGCGGCCCCTCCCGGAACGAAGGTGCTCGGCCTGCGCCGGAATTCCTCAGGGGCGTTCTAAGCCGTTCTGAGCGCCTTTCAGGGGCGGACCCTTCCCAGGATGCGGAGGCGGGGTAAAAGTCCGTCAGAATCGCTTACACGGCCTCTGAGCGGTATGCGTGGCCCTCTCCTCGGCACGAAGGTGCAGCGGCACGGTTGTCGGGTCGACGTCCGGGCTCGGTGACGTGGCGGGTCGGCGTCGGGGCCGTCGGTCGCAGAGAGGCCCGAGGGGCGGGCGTGTTGACCGAGCGCAGCGCAGCGGAGCGAGCCTCAACACGGCGACCCGAGGAAAGCCTCTCCGCCTGGGACCGAGAACGCCCGAGGACCCGCGGGCGACCGGCGCCCCAGCGCCGCGGCGCCCTTCGCGGGGACCCCGGGCGGGTGAAGGTCCCCCGGCGCTTGCGACGGTCAAGGTTCGATCCGGGGTTCAAAGACCCGAGCCCGAAGGGGAGCGAAGCGGACCGAGGGCTCG